TGCTGACAATCGCATCATATCAGTAGGTCATGCACATGAAGTGCAAGGCAGTAGCAACATCAACAAGACTAGCTACGTAGAGAACTGCGAGACATCAGCTATCGGTCGTGCATTGGCTATGCTCGGTATTGGTATTGACACATCAATCGCTTCGGCTAACGAGGTTTCTGATGCTATCGCTAAGCAAGACACAGCTGCGCCTGCCGCACCTACCAAGGCTGATAAGATGATCAAGAAAGTGCAGGAGAAGTTTGATACTGACCCGCCTGAAAACATCATGGACAAGGCTGTTGCTTACATCAAGTCGCAGACCGACAAGAAGAAAGCATATGAGTCTATCGTAGGTAAGTACGGAGGTAGCCTTACCGATAAGCAAATGTCTGGCTTACAGAAGTTTGTACGATGAACAAGTATCCAGTACAGAACCGCAAGCTAACTAACATAGCTACGTTCCATAGGTTTCGAACACAGTGTCTGAACTCTAACATGCCCAAGCGTTGGGTAGACAATGACACCGAAGTGCCTATGTGTACTGGGCTTTACTTCATCAAGCATAAGGACTTTCTCGGTGATGTGGACATTGCAGAGTATCACATTAACAGCAAGGGTAAAACCTTCTGGTGTACTGCTGGCAAGCCCACTCACTGGGCTGAGATAGAAACCTATGAGTACATGCTTGAAGACGGCACACCATTATACGAAGACCAATGAATATATCAGATAAATTAATGGAGCGGTACGGCAAGTCTCACTTGTCGTACTCGTCTCTCAAGCAAGCCCTAGGCGACATGGCTCAGTTCGATCGCTACATGAAGGGAGAAGTCAAATACAAATCAGATGCACTAGACTTCGGTACTATGTACGATATGCTGTTGTTTGAACGAGACAAAGCATTCGAGAAGTACACGGTCATGTCTCCATCTGCTATCGTCACTACCCTGTCAGACAAAGCTCAAGCCTCTAAGAAGCCTACACTTACTGCCGAGTACAAGGCTAAGCTGAAGGAAATCAAAGAGGAAGCGGCTGAGGAAGGCAAGACAATTGTCTCAGGCGATGAATGGAAGATGGCTAACGACATGATCGACAGGTTGGCTACATGCGGTTTGCTTGATTCTCATCTCAAGGGTGACTATCAGGTAGGTTTCCTAGAAGAATTACATGGCGTACAAGTGAAGGGATTCCTCGACTGCTTAGGCGATGGATTCATCAGCGACAGTAAGTCAGCACGTAGCTCGGAGAAGTTTCGATATGCCATCAAGGACTTCTCATATGACATCCAAGCTTACATCTACACAGAGGTGTTTGGCATAAAAGATTTCTATTGGGTTGTACAAGAGAAAACTTACCCGTACCTTCCTGCCCTCGTTAAATGCTCTGACTCCACCCTGTTCACAGGAGAGATGAAGTTCCATGATGCACTCAAGCGTATCACGAGCTTCTTGGAGCAAGACTATAATCCACAAACAGACTACCTAAACTATGAAGTATAAAAAATTAATTAAACGAACTTTTCTTATTGCAGGTGCAATTATTTTTCATGTCTTATTTACTAACTTTCTCTACAAATGAGTGAACAAACAAAGAAGTACGAAAGCGTACTAGTAGGCTGGGCCGATGAGCCAAGCTACAATGACAATGGCGAGTTGATGGGGTGGTCTTTCCGCCTCAAGGACAACGAGCTTAAGGATGCCATCGACCAGTACACCACCAAGCGTGATGCACAAGGTCAAGGCGGCAACGTTAGATTTCGACTATTTATGTCGAAGAATGGCAAGCCATGCCTAAGTGTATGGGATCCTAACAGCGAGGCGGCGCAAGAGCGTCGAACAGCAACTAAATCCGAGGGGTCGTCTGACCTTCCGTTTTAAGTAGTATAACTTGGTTAAGCGAGGGGGTGTGGGTTTCGGCTCCGCCCCTTTTCTTTCCCCTTTTAATTATGGGACGACCTATATACTCCATGACCGCGAAGGTCACTACGATTAAGAACAAGCGACCACAGTCTAGAAGCGTGTGGATCGTAAGCCAGTACAACGAACCTATGGACATTATGAAGAAGGATGGAAAAACAATGTCAAGGCTTGAGCGTGAATTGTTTACTGCGAAGGCTAAGAACAAGACAATTGTGATTGATTCCATAACTTCGATAAAACAAGTTGGAACAACATCAATACCACATGAAACATAGCGACAAACAAGTAGGCGGTAAGCACTACAAGGAAATGAAGATTCAGCCCACTGACTTCATAGCAGCAAACGACATACCCTTCATAGAGGGGAATGTGATTAAATACGTATGCCGACACGAATTCAAGAACGGCAAGGAGGATGTCCTCAAGGCTATCCACTATTTAAATCTACTACTCGAATACAAATACTCGGATGAACGTAACGATATACAAAGACCTGTACAAGAAGTCAAAGGCGGATGCCCATGTGATTCCGATTGTGACTGCCCTCAAAAGAATACAGGAGGGGACTTATGCGCCAACGATTGAAGCTGTTCGTGGTGGAGAAAAGGATTTCAAAAAAAGCCTACCCGTTGTACTATTCAGCGGTGAGTTTGGCGACAGAAAAGACCAATCAATTGAAAAACATAGCGGATACATTGTTCTGGACTTCGATCATATTGATGTTACGACATCCAAGGCGCTTCTCAGTACGGACCCGTATGTATACAGCTGTTGGGTATCTCCGTCGGGTGACGGCCTCAAGGCGTTAGTCAAGATAACACATCCCGAAAGGCACCGCGATCACTTTCGTGCATTGCGTACATACTTCGGGAAGCAGTACGACCTAGAGGTAGACGAGTCAGGCATCAACGAGTCTCGCGCATGCTTCGAGTCATACGATCCAGACATCATCATAAAAGATGAATCATCTACCTTCGGGGCATTCGCTACGGAGAAGAGTGAATCACAGGTAGCCGTCTCACAATCAGGCGTTTACACGGATTACTTAAAGTTAAATCTAGCTGCACGTATGATACGTCAGTGCGATGACGGGGAGAAACATGCTACCCTTCTTCGAGCTGCTAGGCTGTGCGGTGGCTACGTAGCCGCTGGACGTATGGAGGAAGACGAGGTGATTCGTGTACTAACCCGTGAGATACTCAAGCGTGATGTAGACGACGAGAAGCATACCGTAAACACCATACGAGACGCTATCGAGAAGGGCAAGCAAGACCCTATCCGAGCTACCATCGACGACGAGAAGAAGGCTCAGCGTGAGATGCTCGTTAATGACGGGGACATGTCTTTCATATCCTCAGACGATGAGGACTTCAGATGGATTGATGACTACGCTAACGGACGTATACCTGTAGGCTTAGACACAGGCGACAAGGATCTCGATCAGTACTTCAGGTACAAGCGAGAGTTCACTATCATCAATGGTCATAGTAATGTCGGTAAGACTACGATGGCTCTGTACCTCATGGTTAACGCTACTGTGCGGCATGGATGGAAGTGGGTGGTGTATTCGTCAGAGAACCGCACAGCATCACTAAAGATGACCCTCATACAATTCGCCTTAAACAAGCCAATTAGTTCTATGAACTACATGGAACGTAAGAAGGCATATGAGTGGGTAGGGAAGTACTTTACAGTGATCAGCAACAAGCAGGTATACAGCTACTCAGACATCATTGTGTTCCTTGAGAAGGTAATGAAGCAGCAAGAAGTTGATGCCGTGTTTGTAGACCCATACAACAGCCTCAAGCTAGACATGGGTAAGTCAGGCATCGGTGTACACGAGTATCACTACGAGGCAGCTTCTGAGTTCCTTACATTCTCGACGGCAAATAACATCGCGGTGTGGTTGAACATGCACGCTGTTACTGCTTCGCAGCGGATCAAGGGAGAGGACGGATTGCCCGTAGCTCCATACGCTGAGGACACAGAGGGTGGAGGTAAGTTCGTTAATCGAGCTGACTCGTTCTTGACTATACACAGAAAGGTGCAACACCCAACACCATCTGAACGTAAGATTACGGAGTTTCATGTACGTAAGGTGCGTGACGTAGAGACAGGCGGAGAGCCTACCCCGCTTGAAGAACCATTTAGATTTGAAATGAACACATCTAGAACTGGTTTCCGTGCTTTCAAGACTCAGAGAATGATGTTTGAGTCTGTTGATTTGGAGGGGGGCAAGCAAGAACCTTTTGTTTTTCCCATGAACTCTTCGTTTTTAGACACTTAGGCTGTATCTTAGCCTGAGTGAAACGACAGAAAAGCGGGACCCCTAAGCGCAAATCAGCAAAAAAGCGCAATTTAGGTAAGTATAAAAGTGGATTAGAGAAGACATGTGCAGACTTGTTGTCTGAGCATAAGCTTAGCTTCACCTACGAGACCCATGAGTACATGCTCATGGAGAAGTTTAGGTATCCAGGAACTTACCTGAAGATGACTACCAAGCGGAAAGACTTATCGGATCGTA